CGTTTTGCGCAGCTTCGTGCGGGTCGCGGGCGGTTTAGGGCGGTAGTGGCAGGGCGGGGGGTGGGGGCAGGCGGTCGAGGAAGTGGCGCGGTGCCGGCCAGTCGGTCATCTCGGCGCAGAGGCTACGGAAGGCACACTCGATGCGGGCAACGTCTGCGACTTGCCAATCCCGCCGTGCCAGTGTTTCCAGCCATACTTCGGCGACGGTGGTAACGCTTTCGGCGGGCGGCGCGCCCCGCAGTCGCAGGGTGACCAGCTTGATGAGGCCAACGATGATGGCGTTGTGGATTTCTTTCGGCATGTCATTTGAGCATCCCGGCAAGCGCACTTACCGCCGCGCCGGTTTTGCTGTTGGTAGCGGGGGCGGCGTCCGCCGGGGTGGCAGGTGTCACCACACTGACGGCGGCGGGGCGGTAGTGGGTCAGCACTTCGTAGAGGTATCCGTGGTTTTTCAGCGGCAGGGTGAGTTTGCCGCTGTCGCGGGTGACCAGCACTTCCTGCATTGCCCACAGCCACGCGGCGGGTGGTGCGTCATATACCGCGCCCTTGCGCTCGATGCGCTGCGCCTGCATGTCCGGCAGGATTTCGCCGAGCAGTTTGGCGACGCGGGCGAAGGTCAGCTCGGTCTGCGCCGGGCGAAAGAGGCCGAGGTAGCGCACGGTCAGGGCGGCAAGGTCGCCGCCCAGTTGCACCAGGAAGCGCAGCGCGGTGCGGGCATCGTCGTGGGCAATGAGTGCGTCGAGGCTGAGGGTGGCGCCACAGTTGGGGCAGCGGGTTTTCATGTCCGGCTCCTTTCGGTACGTACATGAGTGATTTCGTCATTTGCTTCGTTGAGTGTACAAATCATGGCGTGCGCCCCGTCGTCTCCATTGAGCTCAAAAACGATCTCTTTTGCCCGCTCCTTGTTTGCCCAGATGATTTGAACAGCGGCTATCCTACCGATAAACCGGCGGATTTGCGCCTCTGCGTCGCCGCGTCTGCGCATGACGTGCTCGGCCAGCCCTTGCAGTCGAAAGAACAGCGCGGCGTGCTTATGTGGCGTGCAGCGAGTGGTAAAGCTCATGACCAGCCCCGTGCTTTAACCAGCGCCTCGGCGGCGGCGACCACTTCCTGCTCAGCGGCGGCGCGGCGGTAGTGGCGGTCGAGCGGATTCAGCTCCGGCGCTTCGCTGGCATGCAGGCTGGCGACGGCCTGCACCAGCTCTCGCTCGTGCGGCAGGGGGATGCCGCGCAGGTGGTCGTAGATGTCCATCGTGAGCAGCAGTGTACGCCCGGTGAATCCAACCAGGGTGAGGAAAACGCCATAGGCGGCCATGCCGGGTTCGGCGCTGAAGGCACCTTTGATGACGATCAGCGCCCCGGTGGCGGCGCAAAGGTAGCAAACCCGTGCGGCATAACGTTCGGCCATTTTCAGCATTTTCATTGTTGCCACCCCTTGAGTTGTTGCAGCAGCAGGTAGTCGCTGTGGCTCAGGCGCACGGTGTGCCAGCCCTGACGAATTTCGACGACGCCGTCGTGCTCGCGCAGGCGGTAGCTCAAACGGATGCGGCGGCGCAGCCGCGCGACAAGCCAGTCAATCAGCGTCCTCATGGTTGCACCCCCTCAACTTCGTGCGGCGTGATCACAAAGTCCTCGACGCCCTTGACCACGGTGACGCCTGCCACGGTGGCGGCAATGTCCATCTCGGCGAGCATCGCGTCCTTGTTGACCTCCTCCTTGACGCGGACAAAGCGGATGAGACCGAGGGTGCGCAGCGCTTCCAGCACGGCTTCCTGTGAGCGGATGCGAATGGACGGTGGGCGCAGGCGCCAGCTCACTTCGCCGGTGATGAGGTTTGCCGTTTTGCCTTTGGCGGTCAGCTCGGCACGGTTGGCCTCGCACCAAGTCTGGATGCCGGTTTGCAGCTCCTTGGCACGCTCGGCAAGCGCATTGATGCCGTCTTTGTGGCGCTCGGTGATAACGGCGATTTCGTCGTTCATGGCGGCGACGGCGCGGGTGTGTTCGCGTTGGACGTCACCGAGGTCTTTAATCCAGTTTTGCGTTTCTTCGCGGCTCTGCGGCGTGGCGAGGGTTTGGGCTTTAAGGCGGGTTTTGGCCATGTTTATCTCCGGGTTAAGGGCGGGTTAAAGTGATGTGCGGGCAGCGGCGCGGCGCGTGGCGATGTATTGCCGGGTACTGGTCGCTTCGTTGCGCAACCAGTCGAGGTGGTCGTTAAAGAGGTATTGCAGGTCGTAACCGCAGGAGGTGATGACCTGGTCATCGTCAAAGGCACTGGCGCAGCTGGCGACGGCTTGCCCCTGCCACAGGGATTCGCTGCGGATGGCAAACGGCGAGCAGGTCAGCAGTCCGCCCGTGTTGTCGCCATAGTCCAGACGGATGCGGGTATCGCCGCTGGCAGGGTCGTAGGTGATTTTGCGGATGGTCTTGCCTTCGCTGCGCTCGACCAGCCATTGCAGCAGCACGCCGGGCATATCAGAGAGCTGCGTAAGGAAACTGTTCAGCAGCGCGGCAAGTTCGTCTGCTTCGCGGCAGTGGGTGATCAGGGTTGTGTAGTGGCGGTCGCTGATGGCTTCGTCAAAGTCGTGCCAGAGCAGGGCTTCGGCGGTGATGATGTCCATGTTGGTCTCCTTAAATTGCGTTGAAGATGTCGGCGGTAATGCGGTTTTGTCCCAGCCGCGCCGCTTCGTTGAGGGCGGCGGTGACGGTGTTATTGACGATGAGCGGGTAGAGCAGGCTCATCACCTGTTTGCCGTCGGCGGAAGGGCGGGTCAGACGGGCGACAAGGCCGCCCACGGCGTCAGCGGCGAAGACGTCCTCGAAAGCAACATCAAGGCGGCGCAGTTTGTGGGTGAGGTAATCGGCGACGAAGGCGTTGAGCGGTTGCAGCTCGATTTGCTCGCATCTGCGCACCACTTCGCGCAGGTCGGCATTGCGCTCAGATAGCTTCAGTTTCAGCTCCGGCTGGCCGATGAGGACGATGCCGAGCAGACGGCGCATCCCGTCCTCCAACTCCCAGAAGCGCTTGAGGTATTTGAGCATCGGCACGGTGAGGTCGTGCGCCTCGTCGATGATGAGGCAGTGCTTGTTGCCCGCGCGGTTGCTCTCGGTCAGCAGGCGCTGGATTTGTCGCGCCTTGGCCTCCATAGAGCGGCGTGGGGTAGCGGTGCCCTGGCTGACGTCCTCGATAATGGCATCGCAGAGGTGGGCGGTGGTCAGGCGCGCCTTGTCGATGCTTTGCGGCTGGATGACGATAATCGGCTCGCCCGCGTGTTTGATGCCCTCGATTAGGTCGCGCTTGAGCGTGGTTTTGCCCGCGCCGGATTCGCCGATGATGGCGACAAAGCCCGCCTGTTTGGCGGCAAAGAGCATGTTTTGCCGGATGTAGCGCTGTTCGTCGGAAAGATAGACGTCATCGCGGGTCTGGACGTCATCGACGAAGGGGGATTTGGGCAGGCGGAATAGCTGGCGCGCCTGTTGGGTCAAGACTTGCATGTCGGGGTACTCCCATGTTTGCGGGGTGGCTGGCCAGGCGACGACGGCGGTGATGCCGAGGCTGGCGAGGCGGGTTTCAATTTGCGCGCGCAGGGCGGCAGGGTCGGCGGATTTGGGATATTCGCCGTGGCGGATGATGCGGTTGATGGCGGCGACGCTATAGGGCTTGCCGTCGGGACGTAGCACGCCTGCCGCCAGTTGTGCCTGACTGATACTGTGCGCGGTGAGGATGTCGGCGAGGGTCATGCAATCTCCTTGGCGCGCGCGAACAGCGCCGGTTGCAGCAGGCATTTCAGTGCGTCCTCAAAGGCGCTCTCCGGCAGGCCGTCGGGGTAGGTGGCGCGGATTTCGCTGTTGAGCTCCGGGGTGATGGTCATTTCGGTGGCGCAGTAGCGGATAAAATCCATCACCGGTAGGATGCGCTCCTCGCGCGGTGCCGCCTCGGTTGGCACAAACAGCGGATTGACCGGCAGTTGCTGCGGTGCGGTGGCGGCGACTTTGCGCGGGCGGCCTTGACGCGGGAAGTGCTGAATCTTGCTCGGCGCAGGCTCGCCCGGAAATGGGTTGAGCGTGCCGGCGAAAGCCGGGGCGGATTTGCTTACGCGCAACTTGTCCACCTCCTGCGCATCGCGCGTCCCCCAGGCGCGCTCATCGAGCGCCTTGCGGTTGGTAGTGAGGACGTCGTCCGGCGCCTGTTGAAAATGACCGTCCACCGGCACGGCATCGGCGGCAAAGCCCCAGTCATCGACTTCCAGCGGCGCGATTTCATAGCGCTGCATCTTGCCGTAGCGGTCGGGATGACTAACCCAGATGCTCGGCGCGGCGTAGGGGTTGACCTGTACCGTGACCGTCTCGCCAGGGGGTGTTTCGCCCGCGCCGGGGCCGGGGGGGGGGCGGCTGCCATAACCGGGGATGGCGTAGCTGATGTGGTAGTTGCCGCCCACGGTGCGCTCCTCCGCCTTGTTGGTGAGCAACAGGCGGCAGATTTCCAGCGGCGGGCGGGCGACGAGCTGCTCCGGGGTAATCTTGCGCCACGCGGCAAAGCGGGTCATGCCGTGGCGGCTGTGGATGTGGGTCGCCTGAAACTGCTGCTGCCAGCGCTCGCAGGCAAGGTTGAGCTGGTCAATGCTGTCAATGCGGGCGAAGGTAAGGCGGCTCTCGAAGTTGGTCTCGATGATGTCGTTGTGCTTTTCGACCGAGCCTTTGGCACGGCTGTTGCCCTTGACGTGCGCATGGTGTTCGATGCCAAGGCCAGCCAGCAGGGCAAGGATGAGCGATGACTGGTTGGCGCTGCCCTTGTCCCAGTAGAGGATTTTCGGCACGCCCTCGAAAGGGTTGTGCTGCTTGTCCTTCGCGCCCATCGCGCGCATCAAAAAATCAAACATGGTCTCGGCGTTCTCGCCGGAAACGTTGTAGTAGCGGCAATAGAAGGCGCCGGTGCAGTGGTCGACGCAGACGTAGCGCAGCACGCGGTCGCGGGCTATACGCGCGAAGTTGTGCGGCTTGTTCTTGTAAAACTGCGCCTCGTCCATCACCGCCAGCCCCTTGCCCGCCTTGAGGTAGTAGAGGACGCAATAGGACGGGTCAATCTGCCACATATGATTTGGATGGCGGCTCGCCAGTTGCAGGTGCGGGCTGGCGCGGCGCATCTGCGCGCCGGAAAGCCCGCGCTCACGCAGTTGGCGGTTGACGGTGGCGGCGTTGTACTGGCGGGCGGCGAGACCGTTGGCGGCGGCAATCTCCACCGCCGTCTTCGCGCTGGCGAGGCGCTTGCCGGTCTTGCGCGTGGCGGCGTGCTGGATGGCGGCAATGTTGGCAAGCTCGGCGTCGCTGATGGCGCTCTTTCCCTTGTCAGCACGGGGCTTGCGCTTGGTGTCGTAGCCCAGCTTGCGCAGGGCGCGGTACACGGTGGTTTTGCTCTTGCCAACAAAGGCGGCGGCAGCCTCAACGATGGCGTCGCGCCCGCCGTGCGGCGCGGCTTCCAGTTTTGCGATCAGTTCCATCAGATATGCCTCGTTCATGGCAGTCGGGGGTTATTTCAGTTCGTTGGCCCGTTCGGCTTCTTCGGGGTCAAATCCGCCCGCCATCCAGCGGTCATCGGGATTGACGACGTCGCCGAGGCCGTATTTCAGTTGCAGGTCTTCGACGGCGGCGCGCAGTTCGTGCAGGAGATTGGCAGCGTGGCGGGTGCAGGCGGCATCGTCTTCGCCGAGCAGGGTGTCTATGGCATCATCCAGCCCGGCAAGCGGGGCAAGGCAGAGGATTTGCGCCGCGCCCGCGTCGGTCATCAACTGCTGGCGTTTCTCTTCCATCGTGCGGTGTTGTTGCTTGTGCAGTTGCTTTTCCAGCTTGTCGATGCGCTTGTTGCGCTCCTCGATGATGCGCTCGGAAGCAGCGGCCTCACCGCGCTGGTCTTCCAGCCGTGCTTGCAGCTCCTCGCGCTCCCTGGCGTGTTTGGCGCTCATGTCGGTGATGAGGTCAATGATGGCCTCCTTGTCGCCTGCCGCCACCTCAATTTCGCCGATGACGACTTTCTGGTCGGCGGCATCGAGCTGGCGCAACTTGCGCAGCTCCTGCGTGGTCATGCCCAGCGCGGTCGCCTTGTCCAGCGCTTCTTCGCCAAGCAGGCGGAGGTTTTGCAGCTTTTCATCCACCGCCTGCCGACTGCTGCCGATGGCGGCACAAAATCCGTCCCAGGTGTCAAGACGGATTTCGGTGCCGTCAATAACCATCGTTTGCCCGGCCAGTTGTTTGTAGCGCTTGCCTTCCTTGATTTGCGCCAATTGCACCAAAGAAAAGGTTTCAAGCAAGGTGGAAATGGCTTGCGTTGCCTGAATGCGGCCTAGCAGTTGGTTGGTGCCGAATTGCTCGGTCATGGTTACGCTGGCAACGGTAGCCAGCGCCTTTTCGGCTGCAGCGGTTTCGCTCCAGACAGCATCGGGGTCAACGGGTTTTGATGTGTTCATGAGTGGGGCTCCGGTTTAGGGGGTGAAGGCGGCTTGCGTTTTCCTGCGTTGCCTCGGTTTGGCGACGCTTGGCAGGGATAGCCGCTCCAGATGTTTATGCAGCACATAGCGCCTTTCCATCTCTGATAACTTCAGGCGTTCGCAAAGCAGTTCGATTTCAAGAAAGGCAGTAATGACCTGAATGCTGCCGTTTAGGGTTGTTACAGGTTTCATCCGTTCCCCCTTAAATTGTCGGAATGCCGTAACGGCTGGCGGTTTCTTTGAGGCGGTCGGCTGCCTGATTGACGCTATTGAAAATTTTGAGTGCCTCGCGCCCCAGCGCCGGGCTGACGCGCCAGCATTTGTTCGGCAGTTGTTCGGCCAGCCCGGCGGCTTCCAGCGTTTGCAGGTCGCGCAGCGTCGCTGCCCTTCCGGCTCCAAAACGCTCAGCCAGCGTTTGGCAACTGATACCGTTCAGTTCATGGCCAAACAACGCCTTGAAAATCTCGTAACCGCGCAATTGGGTGGCGGACAGTCCGGGTTCACGCATCTCTCTCGTCCTTTTTGCTATTTGCAACCTTGTTCCGAATATTGGAAAACCGTATAATTACGCTATGATTTTTTTAAGGTTTTCTACTTTTTGCAGCGGGTTTTTGGGACGTGAGACCAGCGGAGCAATTTCTTTGTATTCGGGAAAAACTTCACGCAGCTCACGTCCGATTGCCTTGGCGATTGCCCCGGCAATGCGGAAGCTGGTCATCTTGCGGTTAAGCGTCAGACTGACCGCGCCGGGGGTAACTTCCAGCGCCCGCGCCAGCAGCTTCAGGTTGTAACCCCGGTCGGCAAGGGCGTGTTTGATTTCGGTGGGTGTCATGGTTTGCATCCGTAGTTAAGTTGTGTGCCATCTTAAACAAATATTTTTGGGGTGGCAAATATTTTTTGTTTAGATGAGGGAGAAATATGTCTAACCTACGGGAAGATATAGCATTAAGGCTGACCGAGGAGCGCGGCAGACTAGGCTACAGCAAGGCAAATTTGGCGCACATCGCAGAAATCAGTAACGAACAACTACGCCTGTATGAGCTGGGGCGCACTGGTATGCCCGTAGAATTTTTGGCGAGGATTTTTGAATTAGGCTTTGATATTCAATATATTGCGGTAGGAGTGCGCGCCCGTAAGGAAGGACGGGATGCAGACACGGATAGCCTTGGCAGTATCAGAAACAAAGTTAAAGGTAATGTGCAAAACAGCGTATTGGCAGGCGACGGGGCGACCGTGACGCAAATCAACACGCAAAAGCACATTACGAGGACGAAGGCAGAAGTAAAACCGGGGATTAACGAAATCACCACAGAACAGGCGCGAACCCTGCAAGACAAAGTGAATGAAGTTGTCGAATGGGAAGGGCGCGTCAGGCAGTCCCCCAAAACACACCGCGCCGTCTGGTCTGCACTCAACCGCCACTGCGGAGTGGCAACGTACCGGGAAATCAAACTGCAAGACTACGAGAAGGCATATACCTATTTAAGTAAATGGCTGGGGCGGTTGCGCAGTTCTGCCAAGGCCAAAAGCCCGGCCAATAATGATTCATGGCGCAAAGCCTGCTACGCCGCTATCCATGCAAAGATAAAAGAAAAAAATATTGAGGCATGGTATCGCGCCATGTTGCAGGAGAAGTATGGCGTTGCATCCTCTACGGCGCTAAGCGACGAGAATCTGAAAACGGTCTATCGCTCGGTCAGCAGAAAAAATGCACAACCGTAAAACCGCCGATACGTCGGCGCTTTGAAAAATGCAAATTCTTATAAAACAATATATTGGCGGATTTTAACTATACAAAAACCGCGCATATCGGCGGTTTTTCCAAGATTGAGGCGGATAGATGAGCGAAGATTTCCCTTCTTTGGAACAACGGTTTTTTGCGACTGCATACCGGCAAATCGTCGAGAATGGTGGTGTGGTATTTGCGGCACGTGGTGCAGAAATCCGCGCCCTGTTGTTGCGCGAATTGCCCAAAGGCGACCCACGCAAAACTCTCAAAGCGTTTTACGAGCTGGCAGGCGGGCAGCCTTTCCGCTGGCCATTGCATGAGCGGTGCGTGCAGTTATGCAAGGCGCATCAGGTGTACCCGCACGCATACTATTACCTGACACGCGCGCCAAAAGCGCCCGCCACGGTGGAAGAAGCCTTGTCCATGCTTACCGTGCCACAATTGAAAGCGGTATTAAAAACGCAAGGATTGCCCACGGATGGCAAGCGTGAGGTGCTGGCGCAGCGGGTGGTCGCGCATTGTTCGCTGGGGCAGTTGCAGCCGGAATTTATGCCTGCTTTGGCAACAGCACGGGCGAAATGGCAGACATCAGCGGTAAAAATGCAATATGACTTGCTGGAACGCATGGTTACGTTCAGGGCTTATTTTTTACAACGAATGGAACAGATTGTGGAATTGCAGCGCAGTCCGTTCAAGCGCGTTCCGTATCTGGGCGAAAGGGATGAGGCTGACGAGATACTGGCGCGCCTGCTGGATGGTGATGGTTACAAGGGAGTTATCAAAAATGGTTGTGTTGAGAAATTATTGCCCCTGTTTCCGGGCGACAGCGCCGTCATCCTTACCGAGCGCGTGCGGCGGGGGAAATAAGGCAACTTTCAACTTTTACGCACAAGTTCAGTTGTCAAGGAATCCTTGACAACTGCCGGGCATAAAAAAGCCGCCCGGAGGCGGCAATGACACGGAGCGTTGATTGGGCGTGGCGGGGGTGTCCCCGTTACTTGCCCTCACCCCAACTCCTCTCCCACGGGGAGAGGGGCTTTTTTCCGGGGGGAGGAGGCTGATTCGGCATCCGGGTCGGGGATGATGACCGCCGTGCCGCTTTCGACCAGCCAGTCGGCGGTGTCAGGCGGGACGGTAACGGTTGCCCCCGCGGCAAAGTCGATGTTGCCGATGACGGCGGGGCTGCGCAGGCGCACGGGAACGCCGGAGGGCGTCACCGCAGGCGTCGCGGGTGTTGTGGTGTTTTTGCCAGTCACGGGTGCGGCTCCTTTTGCTCATGGTTTAGTTGTAGAGCTCGACGGTGTAGGGCGCCTCGCCGTTTTTGCCGACCGCCGCCGTGCCTTTCATTGTGACTTTGTTGAAGTCGTCGGAGAACCAGTCAAAGTCGCCATCGACCGCCAAGGTTACTGACGGGATGATGAGTTTGGCGCGTTTTTTCGTGACCTCGTCGCGGCCGTCCAGGATGATTTTGCCTTTGAAGCTGGTGACGCGCGCGCCGTCGATGACGGTGCGGGTAGTAGCAAGCGTTTTGTAGCTGACGGTGAGGTCGTCACCTTCTGCCGCCGCGGTTTCGTCGGTGATTTTGAGCATGCCGATTTCGGCGTTGAGCTCGTATTTGCCCGCCGGGATAGCGACGCCGCCTTTTTTGACCTCAATGGTCGTGGGGTCGATGTCGTGGTTTTTCAGGGCGTGGTAGCCGTCAAGGCGCGCCTTGGCAGGCTCGTCGGCGATGGTTTGTACGGTGCTGGTCTGCGTTGCCGCCTTGCCCATCATCGCCATGCCCCATGTCAGCGGTTGGAAGGTATCCGTTTCAAAGGTGAGCTCTGCCGGTTTGGGTATGGTGATGCTGTCCAGCACCGCGCCGCTGTCGTGTTTGCGATGACTGATGCGGGTTTTGGTTTCGGAGGAGAGCGCTATTTTTACGGAGAGCGGGTTGCCGAGGTAGAAGGCCGCGGAATCGTCGCCCTCCGGGATGAAATAGGGGTTGCCGGTGCCGATAAAGCCGCGGTCGTTGGTGATGCTGTTGAGGTTGCTCATGGGATGTCCTGGTTGAGATGGATAACGTCAATGGCGAAGGAAAGGGGGTAAAACGCCCAGCCGGTGCGGTAAAAGGCGCTGTCAGCAGCCGTGAGGGTGAAGCGTTTGCCGTAGCCGGGGGTGGTGTTGAGCGCGCCCTCGTCAACGCGCAGCCCCTCGACGTGGCTCATGATGGCGGCGAGTACTTCACCTGCCTCGTCCATGCCCGCGCCTGCGCCGCTGCGTGCCGGGCGGTTGTTCTGCACGGCGAGGATGACGGTGTAGTGCTGCGTCATTTTGTGGTTGCGCCCCTGCACCGACACGTCGCTGTATTTGTCGAAGGCGACGTAAGCGCCCAGGTGCTGCGCAGGCTGGTTGTCCAGTACCTGCTCCAGTTCGTGGTGCTGACCGACGTAGCGCAGGACGCCGCGCTCAACCAGCTTTTGCAGGTGCGCTGTAAGTGCTTTGCGCGGCGCAAATAAATCAGCCATCAGTAACCTCGCAGTTGCTCGTCGGTAAAGACGGCAGCGGGCGCGGCGGTCTGCGCGCTGCCATAGCCGGGGTTGTTTTTGACTGCCGCGCGCCCGGTAATCAAGCGGTTGAAATAGGCGTGGCGGCTGTCGTTGAGCTGTTTGATGACGCTCTCCTCCTCCAACCGCTCGCAAAGGCGGAAGAGCGCCATATCCATGCAGGCGGCGTGCAGGGTTTGCGGCGGCAATTGCAGACCGGGCAGGAGTGCGAGATAGCCGTCAATGTCGCCCGATGCCAGCGTGATTGCCTGCTCGGTGCGCGCTTTGAGCGCGGCGAGGGTGTCCTCGTAACCGGGCGCGGCGTTGCCCGTCTCAAAATAATCGAGCGTCGCCGCGGGCGCGGGCAAAGCGCCGTAATCATTGCCCGCCAGCTGGGTGATAAGGCTGGCGCGGTTGGCGTGGGCGATGAGGTCACGCGCGGTGCAGTAGTTCACGGCTGCGCCCCGGCTTCGCCTTCCGGCGGCGTGTCTTCTGCCTCTACCGCCGGGGTTTCTGCGGCGGGTTCTTCGGCAGCAGGCGCTGGGGGTTCTGTGACCACTTCTTCAGCGGCGGCAGGCGGTGTAGCGAGCAGCGCCCAGGCGGCGTCAATGTCGGCCTGCGTCAGGTCTTCGTCGCGGATGGCGAGGGCGATGCCGTCCTCGGTGGTTGAGCCTTCCACCTGCTCGCGCAAGAGCTCCAGCGCCTTTTTCAGCGCCGGTTTCCGCTTGAGGTCAAGCGGCGCGAGCAGGTCGGCGATGGTTTGCGCATCAAGGGCAAGCCAGCCTTGTGCGGGAGTGTCGGCGGCGCGCTCGATAACGCCTGCGGCGAGTAGCGGCGCAGCCTCGACCAATGTCAGCTCTACCACGGCAGGCGGCTCGATGCGCTTGCCGCCGTGGCGGATGGGAGAGCGGAGGCGGTATTTCATCACGCGGCCTCCTTACTTGATGGCCGCGGTGTTGGTGAAGAGGAATCCCGCGCCGGGGCTGGTGACTACCGCTTGGTCGGCGAAATGCACCGGGTAATGCCAGGAGCGGTCGCTGTTCTCGAAGTAGCCTTTTTCGACGCGCGGTAGGCCTTGCAGCACGTAGTTGTAACCAAAGCTCGGCTCCTCCATGTTGCGTGCGCCGGCCGGGGCGACGTAGGCCAAAATGGTGTTGTTGCCCCACAGCTCGGTGAAATCGGCATTGAGGTCAGCGACGGTGACCGCCTTGGCGACGACCAGATTCTCGATGTCAAAATAGTTGGCGAGCATCGCGGTGGTGATGCTGTCTTTGCCGCTGTATTTGAATTGCTCGATGATTTTCGGGTGACGCTTGAGTGCCTCGTAGGCATAGACGTCCAGATGCAGGACGTTGGGATATTGGCCGGTACTTTTGCGGATTTTCGCTTTGGCGTCGCTGATGGCTTCGAGCGGGTTGGAGGCGGCGTTGTCCCATTGATCATTACCGGAGAGCGCTTCGGTGTGGCCGGTGGCATAGGCGCTCGCGCTGGTGGCGAGTTTTGCCTTGTTCGCCTCGCCTTCGAGGCGCATTTTTTTCATGACGGTATTGACCGCGCGGGTTTGCAGGTTGACGCCCGGCACTTTGGCGCTCTCCTCCAAAAATTCTTCGGCGACCTTGCCTTCGAGCAGGCGGTTTTCCAGCGCATAGCTTTCGCTGCTGTAGGCGACGCTGATGTTGCGCACGGTTTCGCCGGGCGCGCGCACCGTGTTGGTCACGATATACGCCTCCTTGCCGAATTTGAGGATTTTGCCGCCCATGAGCGGCACATTCACGTCCGGGAAGAGGTGCTGGCCGGTAAATTGCTGCTCAAGGTTGTAGCCGAGGACGACTTTGGTGAGGACGGTATCGACGACGCGCAGCGCGTTGCGGATGGATTGGGGCATGGTAGCTCCTTATTTCAAGAGGATTTCGACGGTTTTCGGGCTGGTGATTTCGACCACCGTGGCAAAGGCTTCGGCGGCGCTGCCCGCTTTTTCGATGGCGCCTGCGTTGGCCTTGACGCCATCGCCAACGGCGAGGCCGGTGCCGGGGACGTCTTCAAGGCCGATGACGGTGAGGGCAATGGTGTCGCCCGTCTTGCCGTCGTACTGGGCGACGCCTGCGGGCTCTTTGCTGCCGGTGGTGGCGGGCTCGCCGCTCCAGCTGACGATTTGCCCGGCCTTGACGTCGGCGGTGAGGGTCACTTTTTTCGCAAGGATGGTGTGCTGTGGCATGGGTTACTCCGTAATTTGTGCTGCGGCTTCGGCGTAGCTGATGCCGTGCTGCTCGGCGAAGTTTTGGATTTTGCGGTCGAGTGCGTCGCGGGCGGCGGCGTCATCGGTGCCGCCCGGCAGTTGCGGTTTGGCGGCAGCGTTGGGGTCGGCGGCGGTGTGCTCGGCAAAATCGACCGTGACCGGCAAGCGTTGCAAGAGCGCGCGCAGGCTGTCGGCTGCGGGCTTTTGCATCAATTTGCCGCCCTCGGCAAAGTCATAGGTCGCGCTCTTGTCCATGCCGCGCAGGATGGCGATGACGGCAGGCTTTTCGCCCGGCAGTACCTTGCCTGCCTTGACTAAGCCCTCGGCAAAGTCGGCGGCTTCGGCTGCTTCGCGCGCTTCTTCTTCGGCGGCGAGCGCGTCTTCGCGTTTTTTCAGTTCGGCCTCGCGTGCGGCCAGCGCCTTTTCGCGCTCGGCCAGCTCGGCTTCTTTGGTTTCGAGTTCGGTTTTGTCCATCGGGGTGTTCTCCGGTTGAGGGGGGGCTGGGGTGGGTTCTGGCTCGTCAAAATCGTAGGTGGGCGGCGGGTTATCACCATCGGCAAAATCCGCCAACCCCTTGACGGCGGGCGGCTGCGCGCCGAGAAAGCCGACGTGGCGCAGATAGGGACGGTCGGGAATGGGGTTGCTGGGATGACCGGGCGGATAAAAGGAGGCGGAGCGCTTCTTAAAACGGCCGGCCTTGAGCAGGCCGGCAAAACCCTCATCCACCTGGCTGAAGTTGGCGTAGAGGACGCCGTCGGCGTCGTTGTAGTTGAGCGATTGCACCCAGCCGTAGGCGGGCGCGTTGTCGGCAGGGTGGCCGATAACGGCGGGGGCTTCGTGCAGGGCGGGCTGGTAGCTCTCGGCGATGGCGCGCAGATAGTCCGGGGTGGCGTCCAGGACGTTGCCGTGGCTGTCGGCGTGCTGGCCGGTGCGGAAGATAGCAATGTTGTTCATGTCGCCATTGTCCGCGCGCGCGGCGGTGGCGACGATTAGACTGGTTTGGGATTTTTGGGAGTGGTTTATCCACCCCGGAGGTATGCGGGCAAACCCCGGTAGAACACAGACCTTGTTTACACTTTAACCTAAACACGTTGTTTACACCGAGGGGTTTCCGGGCGAGCAATC